GGAAGAAAAAACAAGGACAGGAAGCCATGGTAAAACAAAAAAGTTCAAATCACTATCTAAAGCGGGTCTTGAATATGGACAGAATGATACCAATCTACGAAATCCAAGGGAAACGCAGCCCCATTATTTTGAAGACAGTTTTATGGATCTATATCGCATTATAACCGGAGAATAATTTAACAATAAAACTCCATGGCAAAAACAGCCATGGAGAAAACAGGATAGGGTATGGCAAAACCAGGACGCAAATCAGCATGGATTGAAAAAATAGAACCGCGATTATTTGAGATTGCTGGCTGGTGTCGGGATGGTTACACAGATCAACAAATGTCAAAAGTTCTTAACATTCATGTTGATACTTTTTATAAATACAAGAAATTAAAGCCCGAAATGACCGAGGCCTTAAAGGTAAACAAGGCAATTGCAGATCTAACTATTGAGAATTCTCTGTTTAAACGCGCTCAGGGATATACTTTTAATGAAATTACAATTGAAAAACAAGAGGATGCAGAAGGGAACATCACCAGGACGCATAGAAAGCAGGTTAAAAAAGAAGTAGCCCCAGACACAAAAGCGATTGAGCGCTGGTTGATGAATCGAAAACCTGATGTATGGAGAGAGACAAAGCATATTGAGTTAACCGGAAAAGACGGCGGCCCGGTAAAATCAGAAAAGAAGACCATTATGACGACGCAAGAAATAGAAGATGAACTCAAAAAAAGGGGCCTGCCTGTGCCTGAAATTGGGGGCGAAGATTTATAAGTCTCCACGCTGTGTAGATGTGTATAAAAAGTATATGTAAAAACAACCACTTACAAAAATGAGGTTTTTCAGGATTTGAAGACTAAAGCGGATATAGATTTGCTTGAAAATTACTGGCTTGAACGATCCAGGAACAACTTCTATGCTTATCGGCAATACATAGGGTACCCAAATTACAAAAAAGGCTGGTTTCAAGAGCAGCTATCAGTAGCCCTACAAAATTTCTATCTTGATTTAAAAACAAAGAAAAAACCTATCCTGCTAATTGAATGCGCTCCGCAGCATGGGAAGAGTAGAGCCATCACAGAATTTATATCATGGCTATTGGGGAAAATGCCGGATCAAAATATCATATATGCATCCTATTCGGATCGGCTGGGAGTCAGGGCAAACAGATCAATCCAAAGAACGATGGATTCTGAAAAATATCAAAAAATATTTAGAGGTGTGGTTACGCTTGGTGGTCAGCAGGTGGTTACCCTTGCTAATCGAGTGCTGAGAAATAACGAAATATTCGAGATACAAGGCCATGAAGGCAGCTTTAGGAATACGACTGTAAATGGGGCGGTTACTGGAGAGACGCTTTCAGTAGGCTGTATCGACGATGCAGTTAAGGGGAGAGCAGAAGCAAACAGTAAAACCATACAGGAGAAAACCTGGGATTGGTTCACAGACGATTTTTATACACGTTTTTCAGAGGATGCTGGGTTATTGATAATAATGACACGGTGGAATATTGCAGATTTAGCAGGCAGGTTGATTGATGCCGAGAAAAATGTAAATGTTTTGACATACAAGGCAATAGCGGAGGAAGATGAAGAACACAGAAAAGAAGGGGAGGCATTGTTCCCTGAACATAAATCTCTTGAATTTTTACTGAAGCGTAAAAATAAAATGTCTCCCCATAATTGGTCGTCGTTATATCAGCAGCACCCAGTTTTAGTCTCTGGCAACATATTTAAGTTTCAGGATTGGGGCTGGTGGAAAGCCTTGCCTAAATTGAAATGGAAATTTATAGTCGCTGATACTGCACAGAAAAAAAACAATTGGAATGATCCAACAGATTTTCAGGCCTGGGGGTATGGGGTCGATGGGAATATTTATTTGTTGGACCATTTAAGAAAACGAATGGAAGCACCTGAGCTTAGAAAACAAGCAAAAATCTTTTACACCAAACATGATACTCAGAAGGTTGAATCCGATGATCCTGTTTTAAGAGGTATGTGGATCGAGGATAAATCATCTGGAATAGGATTAATTCAGGAATTAAAAAAAGACAGGCTTAAAATAAAAGCAATTCCGCGAAGCATTGATAAAATAGAAAGGGCCATGGATGCAGCTCCTTATATAGAAGCTGGTAGGGTATTCCTTAATGAATCTATCAGGGATATATCTTTTATAACTGATGAGGCAACAGTCTTTCCGAACGGTGTACATGATGATGCGATTGACACGACAATGAACGCCATAGAAGTTGCCTTTATCCATGGATTAAAGGAAATATTTGTTGGGTGAATAAAAAATTACTTGCATTTATTTTTTTATGGGGTGATAATAGTTAAAAATACTTATAAATATAAGGATTCTGTAAAATGAGATATAAAGCAGAGCCATCAAAAATAAAGGTAAAAACGGTTTGGACTTGTTCGGATAATTGCCATCACGAGCATAAATATAGATGGACTGCATGGCTGTGTGGCAGGATTCAGTATTTAAAAAGGTTGGCATTTGTATGTTATGGAAAAAGGAAATAGCTTGAACCAAATAACAAAAATATTAAAGCTAATTCGGCTTTTTTATTGGTAAAGAGGAAAACATGCTGCCAAATTTTATAAAACGATTATTTCGAAGAAACCTTGCGATAGCAGACTCGTGGCTTTGTAAGATGGAGCAGCCTGTTTATACCAATTGGACTCTTCAAAAAGCGGTAAAAGAAGGGTATAAAATAAATGGTTGGGTTTATCGGTCTGTTTTCCTCATCTCAAAGGCAATCTCGCAGGTGGCCTGGCAGGTTACAAACGAGGATGGAGAGCCAATTGAAAAACATTATTTATCAAGCGTCCTTAATAGGCCAAACGATAATATTTCCAGACAAGATCTATTTGAATTAATTACATCTTGGCTACTCCTTGCCGGGAATAGCTATCTTAAAAAAGTAACAGTCCAGGGCAAAACAGCGGAACTCTGGCCAATCTCCCCGGATAGACTCGCTCCAATACCCTCAAAACAAATTGACGAATGGCTAAAAGGCTACGCGCTCGACCAGAAACAAAGAGTCGAATATGAACCGCTTGAAATAATCCATCATAAGTTTTTTAATCCTGCTAACCCTCTGTTGGGCATTGCTCCCCTGGAAGCCGCCGCCAAGACAGTTGATATCGATAACGGCCAGCAGGATTGGAATAAAGCTGCAATGCAAAACCGCGGTGTGGTAGATGGGATCATGGCGTTTGATCGTAGTTTCGATACTCAGGATCAAGTCGATAAGATCGCAGAACGGCTTAATGAGAGTATAGCAGGGCCAAAAAACGCAAGGAAAATTAAGGTAGTTGGTTCAAACGCAAAATATACCCGTATGGGTCTAACCGCAGTTGAAATGGATTTTGGTGAATCAAGAAAGTTTAACCGTGATGAGATATTCATTATTTTTGGGATACCGCCTGCCTATGGCGGATCTCAAGAAGCCTCCACTTATAACAATTATATTGTGTCAGAGTTAATATTTTGGTTCCAAACAGCGATCCCTCTTTTAGACGATCTGAAAGACACCTTTAATCTGTCGTTTAGGGACGAACTAAAAGACAATGAGCATATCTCATACGATTTATCCAAGGTGGCAGCAATCAAGCGGGCTATGATCGAATGGACAAAAACAGCGCAAACCCTTTTTGAAATGGGCGTACCATTCGAGCAGCTTAATAAGGTTTTTGAGTTTGGATTTAATGAGTTTGATGGCTGGGAAAAATCTCATGTGAAAGAGGCCGCTGTTGCCCCTGTTGAGAAGAGAGAAAAGAAAAAACAGAAATACACTCTGATTGAAAAACGAGCAACAAAAGACTATGAAGAAAAGCTTGCCGAGGTAGTTGAAGGCACTGTGAGCGAAACTCTCCTCGACCTCCTTGAAAAACAGAAAAAGGATATATTCAAGGACTTGACTGAATCAAATGTCAAAAAGGTTCTTAAAGATTCATTGTCAGCCTGGACAGAGGTTTTGGAAGATATTTACATTGATGTTGGTGTGCAGTTTGGGTCTGATTTGGTACTTGAAAAAAGAAGTATCGAGGATGATATTGCTGAAGCCATAAAAGAATACATGGAAGCAGAAAAAATTATACTGACAACTATGTCAGCAATAAACGAAACGACAACAGATACTATCTTGCTTCAGCTAACAGAAGGCATAAAAGAAGGGCTTGCAATGAAAGATATCCAGCAGGCCATTCTCGATTCAGGGACTTTCAGCCCGGAGCGGGCATTATTAATCGGGAGGACTGAGGCAGGCACAGCAGCTAATCTTGGTCAATTGGTATCTGCAAGTGTTTCCGGCGCAACTCACAAAACCTGGTCAACAGCAACTTTTGAGGTTCGGAAGTCACATAAGAAAATGGATAATGTTAAAGTAAAAATTGATGAAAAATTCACGGTGGGTGGCGAAAAAGCTCGTTATCCATGTGATAATAATTTATCACCAAAAGAACGTTGCAATTGCAGATGCACACTTTTTTATTCAATAGAGGATTAAACATGAAATTAGAATACAGAAATAGGTCTGACTATCAAAGTCCCCTGAAGTTGATAAGAAAGACAACCGAAGAGGGTATTGTAGAGGGTTATTTAACGGCCTGGGATACGATAGACAGTTATAAGACATCGTTCCAACGTGGCTGTTTTAAACGAACTTTCGAAGAACGTGGACATAAGATAAGACTCGTGTGGAATCATGAGAGGCTTGCTGGGAAAGTGCTCGAATGCCGGGAAGATGACTACGGGCCATTTGTCAGAGTGCAGTTTAATCTTGATACGCAGATAGGGAAAGAGTCCTTTGCCCATGTGCGCGCCGGGGATATTGATTCTTTCTCCTTTGGGTTTATGGTTATTGATGACGCTTTTATTAACAAAGTAAGGACTTTCACGGAAGTCAAAGTCATGGAGTGCGGCCCGGTAGTTTTTGAAGCAAATGAAGCAGCAAAAATAACAGATGCCAGGGCAGAGGATTTTGATGAAACCGTGGCAAAAAATGAAGTTTGTGGCCGTGGTTGGAAATTAATAAATGCTATGGAGCAGACGATTGATGATATTTTTTGGGATTATGATAACACGCAAGATGAAGTAATGTCGAAAGTCGACATGGCAATATCAGATTTTCATGGAACATATATGGCCTGGCTATCAGAATATTACGATAAATTTAAGAGGTCAGCAGATCTAACAAAACCAGGAAATCTCATCCAAGAAGCCATAAAAAGCACTGGTGATCTGGAGAATGTTACACGTGAAACATCTCTCACAGACGCAGATTTGGACAGGCTGAAAGATGGGAAATTATTAACAATAGACAAGAGATCAAAAGTGCTGGAACTTCCAAAAACCATTCAGGAGGCGCACCAGGCACAGCGAAGAAACATCGTTGAAGCTCTTTGTACAGAGATTAGAGAAATGGGATTTAATAAAGCAGAACAACAGAGATTTTCCGCACTTTTGGGCCTTGCTCAAGGAGAGGAATTTGATATTAGTGTTGCTTTTGATTCCATTGATATTTTAAGCAAATCAATTAAGTAGGAGTTTTAATTATGTCAGATACAGAACAGTTAAAAAAGCTTCAGGAAAA